CGAGATCACTTCTGTGGAGGATGTCAAAGGCAGAGGGATGTATCTGGAGGTACTGGGGACGGAGGTGCATTAGAGATCCCCGGAAAGCCGTATGGCTTTTTGGGGAGAGGACGAGCACCGGAATGAATGAGCTTTCGTGCCTGCACGGAAGCGAACGATATGGAGGTTGTGAGGACGATGGCTAAGGCAACATGGAAAATGCCTGAGGACTTTCTGATGAAGGTATCCCGGCTGGCGGATAAGACGGATGAGATCATCCCGAAAGTGCTGGAGGCGGGTGCAGAGGTCGTGGAGGACAAGGTGCGCTCCAACCTGCAGTCTGTCATTGGCAGCGGGACAAAGTATGACTCCAGAAGCACAGGTGAGCTTTTGCGCTCCCTTGGCACTTCTCCCGCCCTGCAGGACAGGAACGGGGATTTTGACATAAAGGTGGGCTTTTCCGAGCCTCGTTCGGACGGCGACAGCAACGCCAAGATTGCCACCATCCTGGAATACGGCAAAAGCGGCCAGCCTGCAAAGCCGTTTCTGAAGCCCGCCCGGTCAGCGTCCAAAAACGCCTGTATCAGCGCCATGAAGGCAAAGCTGGACGAGGAGGTGGAGAACATTTGAGTTTACTTTCGGAAATGAAAACTGTGATAGAGGCAGTCGGTCTGCCTGTGGAGACTGGCGTGTTCTCCGATGAGCCGCCGGAGGAGTATGTGGTGGTCACGCCGCTTGCGGATACCTACGAGCTTCATGCGGATAATCTGCCGGAATACGAGACCCAGGAGGCGCAGCTCTCCCTGTTCTCCAGGGGAAATTATCTGAAGCGGAAAAAGCAGCTTTCAAAAGCCCTGCTTGCCGCTAATTTTACCATTACGGACAGACGGTATATCGGGCATGAGGACGATACCGATTACCACCACTACGCCATTGACGTGGCGAAACTGTATAGATTGGAGGAATGAGATATGGCTACCATTGGCCTTGATAAACTTTTCTATTCAAAAATCACGGAGGATGAGGATGGCAACGAAACCTATGCCACTCCAGCATCCCTTGCGAAAGCCATGACAGCAGAGCTTTCCGTGGAGCTTGCGGAGGCGACGCTGTATGCGGACGATGGCGCTGCGGAGGTGGTGAAGGAGTTCCAGAGCGGCACCCTCACCCTTGGCGTGGATGATATCGGCGCAGCCGCCGCATCTGACCTGACGGGAGCGGTGATCGACCAGAACGGCGTCATCATCTCCGCCAGCGAGGACGGCGGCGCTCCTGTAGCCATACTGAACAAGCAGACGGACTTTACCGGCGAGTTCCCGGCTGAATGGGCAAAGAGCGGCCTTTGGCGGATGAATGAATCTGCTCCTGATGAAAACAACCATCTCCTGGATTCCTCCGGTGCGGAAAAGACCCGCTTTCATTAACAACTGGAGCGGCACCACCGCATCGATGCGGAGCGGGCAGAAAGGCAATTACTTCCGTTTTAATATCAATAATCCTTCCACAGAGCAGACCTATCTGAAGGTTACCAATGACGGTAGCATTTTTGCAGAGTTTGGGGAACGTATCCTCTGCGGTGGATGGATGTCGCCGACTACTTATTCTGTGGGAAACACCTACTGCCCGATTTTTAACACCCGGTACGGGCCGGGACAGCCAATCTTCTACCTATCCCTCATCCGGGGCAATCCGAGAATCATGCTCTACAACGATACCGGTTCTCTGATTCTGGACGAGTCTGTAGAGCCACCTTTTTCCCTGGTCAACGGCGGCTGGTACTTCATCGCCTGCCTGATCGAGCCGGACAACAAGACGGCGCAGTATGTGGTGGGCGACCGGGGCAGCGGCACGGTGTGGGCATCAGAAGTGCTTTCCTTTACCGGGGAACTGAACCGCTCCTGCACGGCGGATTTGATTCTGGGGATGCACGCCGACTCCTACTGGTACGCCGGAGGGCTGGACGATTGGTTTTTGGACTGTGACACCCAGCTTACCGCAGAGGACCTGGAAAACTACTTCCTTTCCTCCCTCTGTGCCAACGGCGGCGATACCTCCGGGGATGTGGACGGCATCACGGAGCCGGGGGCGGTCACGCTCCGGGCATCAAGCGGCGGTTACCCTTCGGAAGGTGTGCTGACCACAGCGGCGGCGGACTGCAACCTTTCCGGCACGGGGCGTGTGTCTGTGACCAGCGAGTACGTCTCCGGCACCACGGCGGTTTCCCTGGTGGAGACTTCCACCAGCGATGACCTGGAGGAATGGAGCGATTGGGCGACAGTCCCCGCTGACGGGCGGCTGGCGTCCCCCAACCGGGCGTATATCCGCTTCCGGGCAACGCTGACTACTACAGACACTTCCCGGACGCCGAAGGTTATTGGATATCCGGCTCTATGACATCCCGAAAGCGCCCTATGAGAAGATCGGTTATGCCCGGCCGGTAGTGCTGGACAGCAATGGCGCATGGGAGGCGGTGCTGGAAAACGCCTATGACATCATTGTGACCAGCGAGATCAACGGCGAGGACACCCTTTCCTTTAAGATTCCTTACCGGGATGGCAAGCGGGGGTATATCGACAGCGAAAAGAAGATCCAGATCGTGGACGATGTGTACAAGGTCAGGACGGTAACCGACACCAGGGATACGGACGGCAGCGCCGTGACCGAGGTGTATGCGGAGGCGGAGTTCTATGACCTGACCTTCTCTGTCCGCAAGGAGGAACGTACCTTTGAAGCGGAGTACCCGGAAACGGCGATGGCATACGCCCTGGAGGGGACGGAATGGAGCGTCGGCACAGTGACGGTGCGTACACAGCGCACCTGGACCAGCACAGAGAAAAACGCCTTATCCATCCTTCGGAATGTGGCCAATCTGCACGGCGGCGACCTGGTCTTTGACTGCCCGAACCGGCTGGTGCATCTGCTGACGGTCAATCGGCAAGGACAGCGGCGCCCTTTTTGCCTACAAGAAGAACATGAAATCCATCCAGCGGGTGGTGGACACCAGGGAGCTTGTGACCCGGTTGTACGCCGTGGGCGCGGAAGGGATGACCTTCGCGGACATCAACGGCGGAAGGCCCTATGTGGAGGACTTCACCTACACAGACGAGGTGAGAATCTCCACCCTGGACTGCTCCTCTTTCACGAATCCCTACCAGATGAAAGAGTATGCTGAGATGCGGCTGGCGGATTACGCAAAGCCCACCATTTCCTATGTGTTAAACGCGATGGACTTATCCGTGCTGACGGGCTACGAGCATGAAGCCTGGGAGCTTGGGGATTACGTCCGTGTGGAGGATAAGGAGTTGGAGCTTTCGGTCACCACAAGAATTGTCCGCCGGGAATACAACCTGCAGGAGCCGTGGAACACGGTGCTGGAGCTTTCCACCACGCTGAAGAACCTGGGCAGTTCCGCCAGTGAATGGGACAACGCGGCGGACTCGCTGGAAGGCACCAGCATGGTGTCGAACAACGATATCCGGGAAATGGTTCCTTTCAATCTGCTTAGAAACTCCCGCGCCGATGACGGGCTTGCCTACTGGGTCAGTTCCGGCTTTGAGGCGGACAGCGAAAACGGCGCGTCCGGCACGGCGTCCTTCAAAGCGGAGGGTGTGGCCGGCATGACCAAAAGCCTGTCCCAGACCGTTTATCCCGCCAACCGCTCCAGCTACACCCTGTCGGCGCAGATCGGTTCGGAAAATCTGGAGAAGTTAAGCGACACTTCCCAGGTGGGCATTGAAGTCATCATCGAGTATGAGGACGGCAGCACGGAAAGCCGGTTCATTGATTTGTACTGATGGAAGGAGGACGGCATGGCATATTTATCTTCAACTTCCGCCAGGATCACGCCGGAGAATTATTCCTCCAGGGTCAAGTCCATCACGGTGCGGGTGTGTATGACAAACTGCACCGGGACGCTTTTTATCACGGACATCCTCCTGCAGGCGGGGTCCGTGGTAACGGGATGGGTAGGCCATCCCTGTGAGATGAAGTGGACGCTGGATGGCTGAGATTGCTTTTATCCGGCTGGCGGAGGTTATCAACCGGAAACAGGATATGCGCGTCGTGAGCGTTACCGTGAAGCCTACCATTGCGGACTGCTCCGGCACGATCTATTTTACTGACCTGATGCTCCAGGAAGGTCCTGCGCTGACGGGATACACGCCCCATACCGAACCGTTCCTTAAAAAGCTGCGTGTGGACGGCGAGGTCAAGGCCCCTGTCTGGTTCAATGGCGTGGTGCGGGGCGAGGAAACGGTCATCCTCTTTAACCTTGGGGAGACTTCCGCTGGGCTGGATGTGCATTTGTATCCGAAGTCCGACCTGGAAGCGAGGGCGGTTTCCCTTTGCCAGGGCGTGGGCGGCCAGAAGGTATCCTTTCCTAACGCTGTCTCCGCCGAAGCGGACCTTGCTCTGCTTGCCAGCACACGGCAGTGTACAAAGAACGGCAGCCCGGAGAAAAAGGAGGGCTTTTACCAGTACAGCGCCGCCTGGGATTCCAAGCATAAGGTGACGCTCCCGGAAGGGAAAACGGCGCGGGTGCTGTTTGAGATGCAGGAAATGCAGGATGGAGGTGAGCCGATCTGATGGACACACTGAAAGGCAAACAGATCATGGTATGGACGTTCATGGGCAATGCCCGGATGTACGAAGCCCTCCGGGACTACGGCGACCGCATCAGCCAGATCGGGCTGTTCTCCTTTAAGGTGCGGGCCACCGGGGAGATTTACGAGAGCGGCGTGGCGATTTCGGATATGCTCACCTACATCAACAAATGGCCCCATATCAAGTGGCTGTTGACGGTGGCAAACGACGGGGCGAACAGTATCTTCCGCGCCCTGCGGGACAACACAAACGGGGCGCAGGAGATGTTCCTTTCGGAGATCATCCGCATCATGGAGAAGTATCCCTGGTGTGACGGCATCGACATTGACCTGGAACGAGGGGACGGCTACTCCACCCATGCCGCGTCAACCGCCATGTTCCAGAACATCTACAATACGGTAAAGAATTACGATGCCACGAAGCACATGAACATCTGCCTGCCGGGGATGACTTCCGTTAATGGCTCGGTGGGCGGCGAGAACTGGTGTGTCTACGGGGACCTCGATGCCTACTGTGACACGGCGTCTATTATGAGCTACGGCATGGCCTGGGCAGGCTCCGCGCCGGGGCCGGTTTCTCCGAGAAGCTGGCTGGAGGGCATTTACGATTACGCCACCCAGGTCATGGACCCGGATAAGATTTTCCTGGGGATGCCGGCCTACGGCTGGAACTGGCAGATTTACGATACGCCGGAGAACCTGGGCGAGACCTACCGGGGCGTTTCCAACACCTACTACGCCGCAAGGTACTGGATGACGGGAGCGTACAACTTCACAGGTGACGCGCCGCCGCAGCCCTTTCTCCCTATCGTGGCCTATTGGGATGATTATGACAAGGTGCCCTACGCCTTTCCCCATGTCTACGATTACATGGAAGGAGCGGACGCAGTTTCCCGCGAGTACCCTCAGCTTGCGGACACATACAACCGCAGGCGCTACCTGACTGCCTACGGCAAGGAGCAGAAAACCGGGTTCGGGGACATCCTCATCGACCGGGACGCTGACGGCTACTCCAGCGCGTCCGGCATTGTCTCCATTGAAAACGGCATCGCAACCCTGGGCGATAACGGCTCGGTGACCTACAGTTTTACGGTGAACGCAGCGGGAACTTACGATGTGGCGGTGCGGCTCTGCTATCCCTTCTGGGATAAGAACGGCATCTATGCGGCGCTGGACGGCAGCACAAAGCACTTCACAGAGAGCCGCCANGTNGTGGCCGTACTGGCGGAGTACCTTCTGGGCGTCCCTCGCCAGCGGCGTAACGCTTTCGGCCGGGACACACACCATTACCATTTCGGTGGATGTCAAAGGCGTCCAGTTTTACGGCTTCCGGGTCTGCTCGGCTTTTTCCGAAGAACCTACTGCTGGGGAGGCTGCCTTTGCCCTTGCGCCCAGGAGCTTTAAGGATGTGGACGGCAATATGGCCGTACCCGATAAGGGCTTTAAGCTGACGCTGGAGATGCTCCGAAGGAAGCCGGATTCGGCGCTCATCTGGTATGAGGACTTCCAGGATTACGGCGTGCTGGAGACGGACTACTGGACGGTGCGCTCCGGCTCCTTTGAGGTGTGGCGGTCGGATGAATATTCGATGGAGCGTGTCTACTCCCAGCTTGAAGGGCATGGGGAGCTTGCGTGGCAGTATGACGGTTTTTCAGAGCTGCAC